TTCCTCCACTGATTATTCCTTCAGTGATTCCGTTCGAAAACTTTCTTCTACTTAAAACACTGTCTGCAGTGAATACTGGAAATCCGGAGGCATTTTGTGCCACAGATTTAATATCTCTAGTTCCATATGCAGTTACAGCACTTGCAACGATTGATGTGTCTATACCATTAATATTCAGTTGCTCTCCATTAAAAAATGTTCCAGAAGTTTGATTTAAAGAAACACTAGTAGAGTTACTGGTTGCATCTACAACATATCCACTGGCACCACTGCTCTTACCCTTAACAAAAGATGATTGTGCCAGTGATGTGCTAGTATTAAGTGTTAAGTCGGTTTGTGTTTGAATATCATAAAGATATAGGTCCCACTGAGTCGATGCTCCAGTGTATGCAGCATCAGTAAGATTGAATCCATAAACTCTAGCCTGTCCAATAACAGGAGGAACTCCATCACCTTTGAATTGCGATTTTAAGGTCACAATTTCATTTTCTTTGGGAGCACCATCGACGTTATTTACTCTCAACAAATGTCCCATTTCATATGAAATATTTGCAGATTTGATAGTTTCAGTATCTCTTGGTTTTTCTACATCAATTGTATTTGCAACATCTACTTCTACATCATATCCCTTTACATATGCTTTTCCAGGAGATACCTGGACGCACATTAAATCGTCTGAAGGATCGTTTCCTTGTTCTGTAACCTCTGTATCAAGGTAAACTCCATCATTACCCAATCCATCATTTAAACACTCTAAAATATTAAGATCAAATTCGTCTACTGCATAACTTCCAGATTCATCATAAGTTCTTTCTGCCATATAATCTCTGATTATATTATAGACAGATTTGTCTGCGACTTTCTTAATAGCACCATCTTCAACACGAAGAATTTCTATGAAGTTTGCATCACTTAAATCGTTAATTGGTTTCTTTGTTAAAGTCAAAGAAATTTTTAATCTATCTGCACCAGGTGCTGCAAAATTAGTAAATCCTTTTGCATTATCATACAATGATTCATCATCTTTAGGACCAACCAACAATTCATCCACTCTCAAACCAATTCTATATGTTGGAGTATTTGTATAATAATCTAAAATTATTGTCTGCTTTGATACATTTACAAACGTTCCTCTGACAAAGTAAACTCCGTTATCTATCGAAACTGCGGATCCTATTGAAGTTGCATCATCCGCAATCAATGATGCAAATGGAGTTCCTGCATTAATGGTAGTATTGCCATAAGTTACATTTTCACTGGCAGACAGTGACTCACCATCCAAGAATACATCTGAAGTAGAATCATCTCCAGAATTCTTATAATTGACATATATTGTCAAATCTGTAACAGAATCACTTTCTGATGTAAAAGCAACTTTTTGAATACTTGCAGTTACTCCAGAAGTTTGTCCGGTAATTGTCTTTCCAACAAAACTTTGAATATAAACAGAAACATCAACACCAAGATTAACTGCGTTTAGTTTTACTGCAGAAAATTGATTATCAAAGGTTGCAGCTCCAGGAAGAACCATAGAACCTTCTTTGAAAATATTATTTCCAAAAGATTCTACTTGATTTTGGAGAATTGACTGTAAAGTTGTCAGTTCTCTTGCTTGAACTGGAAATCCTGGTTTGAATAAAACTCTATAAAAGTTTTTACCTGCATCAAAGTCATCATAATATGGACTGATGTTTAAGTTTGTTTTTTGTGCCATCTTTTTTAGAATTCCAGGATGATTTTAACGTCTTCTTTTTGTCTGCTATCACGAGTTACAGAGGGTCTATTATCAATATAAATTATGTCGCCCGTCTTTTTATTTATCTCAGGATTTGCAAGTCCCCCCGTAAAAGTGACTCCCAAATCAATTTTTTTATTATTTTTCATCACATAATTTTGATTCTGATTCACATTCATTGTTGCACCAATTCCAGATACATTTATCTCATTTGAATTGCTAGAACTTGATACAAAAGAAACAACCTTTGCTCTGCTAGCAACATCTGATGATCCAGCATGATCTCCAGTAGTTTGATTCAAATATAAAGATCTATCTTGATAATATTTCAGTACTTTTGTTTCTTTATCATATGATGCAACATAAGCTTTGGCAGTATCACCAGCATTATTGGTAACTTGAGTTATAACAGAACCAATAACAGGTGTTCCAGAATATGCATCATTTAACATTATTGCTCCAAGAGATGAAAAAGTATCTCCGGTAAATGTTGTACCAGCCCCAGCATATGTTTCAGGATTCTTGATGACTCCGACTTGAGAAAATGTAGTATCTATAGGAAAGTCTCTGGTAGAATCATCAAATCTGGCATACATCAATACTTTTTCCGCACCTAATTCTTTATAGATGTCATAACCATGCCCCTTAGATGGAGGAATAATTGGTATTAATGTACCACCCTCATATTGAACAATTCCATAGGTATATCCACTTCCACCATTAGTAACTGTAGCACTTGTGATACTTCCACCCTGAACTTTGATATTAACTTGCCCATTTTGTCCATCACCAAGAATAGGAACAGTTACTCCACCAAGAGCAGTATCTGACAATCCTGTTCCTGCATCTTTTATAAAAACAGTTGCTATTTGAGTATTTCCGGTAGCATCAGAATTTCCACCTTCTCTAATAATTCCAATATCACTCGTATTACTTGCTGTTGCCCAATCATTTGGAAGAACAATATACTCAGTTGAATCGAATTTTATAACGTCTGATGGGGAAATTGTGAACAGATATTTCCATCTATATCCATCACTTCCAGCATTTGGTATTCCTACACCAGTATGAATTGGTTCATTTAATGATTTTTGGGGATCTATTGATCCAGTTGATCCATTTTCAATGCAAATATAAACTCTAAAATCTTTGTTAATTACATAGTAGTCTGCATCATAAAGTCTCAATGCTTTAGAGACTGGTGCTTGTACATTTTGAGCACCATCACCATAATCATGGCGATACATATCATATCTCACATCTTGTGTCCACGTTCTCTTTTTGATTACTCTTCTTACATTTGAAGATGTGAGTTTTTTTCCAAACAAAGAAGTATCTCTATAATGAGAATTATATGAAAAATTATCTGCTGGATTTGGAGTATTCGTATTCCAAGTAGTAGATCTACCAAATCCTACCGCAGGTGAAGTGGGGTTTGACAGACCTAAAAATGCATAATATGAATTTGCATTATCTGCAACGGATGCAACAAAATTCTCAGCATTTAGTATTCTAAATTGATCTGTTACGACGGCAGCCATATTATTTGTTTTTTAGATATTTATAATAAAATCAAGGAATTATAATCTTGGGCAGTGCTCCAGTGCTTCTTATACCAACATTTCTTCTTTGAATTGTTGGATAAGTGGAAAGTCCTGATACAATATTACCAGAAACACCTATTGATATTGGATTTGATCTTGAAATAGTTCCAGTCGAAGAAAGTCTTCCCCATGAATAATTTCCAACAGGATTTTCAAACGATCCTGTCGTTCCAAGTCCAACTATTCCAGAATCAGATTTTACATTACATGTAATTATCCCAATAGTATTACCAGTTCCAGTGATAGAGTAGTCAGAAATGTAGTAGATATTATCTAAGAATGTTGTACCAACACCAACTACTGCAGTATCAGAATTGTCAATAGATGTCACGCCAGATCCAATATTTGTATTATGAATATAAATTGGATAACCAGTTTGAATGCCTGCAAAATTACTTGTAGCAACTTTATCAGAAGACCCTACATGATGTATTCTAAATTCCAATGCTAGTGGATTTGATCCTGTTCCTGTAGTAGTGGTTATTCCTGTAACAATTCCGGAGAATCCTTGAACTATAGAGAAGTTGCTAATTGACTCAACTGAACCTACTGCTGTTGTAGAAATTCCATTTACCACAAATCCAGAAAAATCGTCAGTAGGTAAATTTAAATCATATGCAAACAATTCTGCATTATCTACGAATATTTCATTATCTGAGGTAGAAATGTCCTTGATTACTTTGGCAATAGGATTTATCAAAGTTTCGAGAGAATCTCTAGACTTGTAAACTATTTCTCCATTAATTTTTTGACCTCTCTTTTGCTTGACCCAAGCAAGAGGTCTATCATTGTCAATGTCAATGTTAGGACCAAAGTAAGTGTTAGTTTCAAATTTATCAGAGAACGACAAATCATAAACAGTTCTAAAGTCTTGATTTGTAGAAGAATCTTTCATCAATCTTACAGTATCTCCTCTTTCAATACTAGGAGTTGTGTCAGTGAAGGTTTGACTATCAGAATTAGTTCCCCTATAGAAATATATTGCAATATCATCTTCTGGTTTTGGTGCTGTGGTGAATAAGAATGACGTTCCACCATTAAAGATGTAAGAAACCCCAGGATCCTGCAAAACTCCATTGATAAAGATAATCAATAGATTATCCATTTTAGTTTCTATTGAAGATCCCTGTTCTGCTTCAAAACTAAGCAATTCATTATTATAGAAGAGTGGGAATCTTCTTCTAGTTCCATTTTGGAAGTTTTTAACTGAATCAATATAATCAAGATTTCCAATTTCCCAGGCACAGAAATTGTCTGAATAAACATCCAAAACAGTTAATTCAAATTCAGATAAAGGTGCAGACAATGATTTGTCAGTTACGAGTCCGACAGGTTTAATAACGTCACCTCTACGGAACGAATAACCCTGTCTAGCAATTCTAAATTCGGTAACCTCTCTTAAAGTGGATCCTATACCGGTTGATGCTCCAACTTCCAGATCGACTAATAATCCAGATCCACAATCTGTAGTTGCACCAACACCCAATCTAGAAACTCCAGTAACGGGGAGATTTTGGTATGAGGGATACGATACAAAAATTTCAGTCTGATTTGAATAATTGGATCCTTGCTGATTAATTGTGAATCCTAAAGTTCCTCCGAGTCCAACTGGTGCTGCAGAAATTTCTGCACCAGATCCATTTCCAGTTGGATCATACACAGTGACACCAATAGAAACTATATTATTATATCCAGAACCATGAGTTCCTCCAGTAAAATTGGTATTGATTCCTGTAATTTGACCACTACCATTAACTACAGCTGTTACTGAAGCACCAACAAGTGGTGCAAATCCAAGTCCAGGAGTAGATCCAAGAGAAACAATTATACCACCTCTAGGAGTATCATTCTGATTAACGTCAGATGCACTTTCGATAATATTAAAAGGTGCATCTGGATTTCTAATTCCACTGAATATGATTGTTGTCACTCCAACATTAGGAGAAGTTTCATGTTCAATAATAGAATAGTTATTATTACTATTATTGATTGTTGTTGGTGCCTGGAAAATGTTATTTACAAACACAAATCCAGATCCACCAATAGTACCAATTCCTAGTACATTGGATCCATTTGATTTTAATGTGAATGTTCTACCAATACCAGTAAATTCATCAGAAATGTCATCATAAATTCTATTTGTACTATAATCAGATCTTAAAAATACTCTTCCAGTAAAATCGGAAGTTTGGAAATCTGTATTAGACTTTGTTTTTTCAATAAGAGGATTTCCTCTAGGTGGTTCTGTAAAGTGTATTGTATTTCCTACAATATTAAATCCACCCTTAAATAAATCTACAGTAGCATTATTTGCATGTGTATTTGTAGAAGACCCAACAAATCCTCTTTCCACAACGACCAAATTTTCTGTACCAGTATTGGTGATAGGTCCTACATTTGTAGTGCCTAGACCAACATTAACAACTTTCATGTACTCGTCATCTATTTTTAAAATATCTGTAGGATTAATTGTAGATATTCCAGACAATGCAAATACTGTAGATGATGCTCCAATTGATCCATAGTTATCTACAGAATACGATAATTTGGTTTGAGTTAATGGATACTGAACTAATCCATTGATCGTAATTACTGATTTTGAATTTTGCTTATTTGCAGTAAATCTATGAGCATTACCACTACCACGAGATGCGATAGTTGTTCCTATACCACTATTAGCGTTTGAGAGACTGGTTGCAATTCTGAAGTTGCTATCATCAATCTTAATTGCATACACAGTTGATGGAACATTATCAGTAGCGTTCATTGTCATAGGAGATGCACTAACTCCAATAAAAGTAGAATTTGGAGTATATGTTAGTTCTTCTCCAGTTCTGAAGAAATGATTTGGAATAGTAAATGTTCCTGCCGAAGAGACAATACTAGTGCTAGATGGATCAAAAACTTTTTCAAAAATAGGAGTAGAATCGGTATTTAATTCAAAGTCAGTTCTATTAATTCTAGTTCCATTTATAGAATTGTAGAAGATATTAAATATTTTCTCATTCGATGCTCCATAATTATTGTCTGGGTATGTATTTAAAAGATCTAAATCAGAATAAAATACTTTACTTAATGTAGATATTTCAATATCATCATTTTGTCCAGAATCTGGGTAGAATTTTAAAACACAATTTGATCCACTTATTTCTGCACCAAAAGTTCCAATTCCAGAAGCATCATCAAATATATCTGTTGATCCTGCTGATAAGAATGGTGATTGTTGTGTATAAATGTTTACTCCATCATCAATAACACTTACCTGATGTAAAGCTTTGGTTGATCCAATACTGACTTCGACAATAGATCTAGATGTATTGAAAAGTGTTTTATCTACCGAAAGAATATTAGTGGAGGATCCTCCAGTTGTTGTACTAAATCTAGATTGATAAATTGCAGATCTTTCATTTCCGGGGACTTGTCCTTCAAGTATAAATCTAAATGTTGAACTAATACCAGTTACAGTGGTTGTCCCAAATCCCACGACATTAGATCTTATCTTGACGGAATTTGATGTATTATTGTCATGATAGACTGAAAATACTCCATTAGACAAATCTGAGTAGAAAGTTCCTATTTGAGATCCAACAGAAATGGTTTCACCATCCAAATCTGAATAGTAATCTGATAAGAAAGAATCTGTATCATTGTGAGTAGCATACAATTTAACAAAATTAATCTCCCCAGTAAAATTGTCCTTTACTTCTGCATTTATCATTGCAGATTTGAAATTATCTGCAACTGCGGAAAAAATAGTTGTAGATCCAATACCAGTAGTTTCTGAATCCACAGAAGACTCTAAATTGATAAATCCTACGGTTGTGTTTCCAGATCCAATAGCATTAGAGTTAAATCTTTGTTTGATAACTTTAATATCATAATCAATATCAAATGGATTTTTGGGGACAAATCTCAAGAATGTCTCATTTATCTCATTTGTGTTTAACTCAAACGATCCATAAGAATTTTCTTCCGTGTATTCTCCAGATCCAATATTGACTATAGATTCATTTTCAATAATTGAAGAATTTTGATTAGTAGTTAATACTGTAATTTCGGATAATTGAAGTTGAGAACCACCTACACTTTCAACTCTAAAAAGATATCTATTATAAGAATCTGATGAAGTTATTTCTTCAATGTTTGTAAACGAAGTATTTTCAGATTCAAAATTTGAAAACTGATTACTAATATCATCAATTCTTAAAACTTCATTTCCTTTCAATTCAATATAATTTGTTAATTTTTTATTTTGGAGAATAATAAATTTAGATATTTCATCAGTTCCTTCATCTCTAGCAAGATCAAAATTATAGATTGTATCTACTCTAACTTCATCGGGAATAATATCCTTTACAACTGTCATTGAATTTGTGGATCCAATCGAAGATGTTGCTGATGTAGAAGTTAATCCAACATCAGCAAAGTTCTTAAGACCACTAACATGAGTTAGATTTTGAACTGGAGATTTTTGTTTTTCGTAAGTTACAGAACTCTTAATTGAATATGAAAGATTTTGATAGTAATCATTATCCTCTAAGACTTGAAAGTCTTCACTAAGTTTTCCAATTTCATCAGACCATCCAATATCCTTGGTATTTGAATAATTTATATTAAATATTGCAGAATTATCAGTTATACTTTCTATTGTCGCTCTTGTTGATGAAGAAGATCCTTTGATAACTTCATTTTGAGATAGTTTATATGATCCACGAACTTTTAATCTGATATCATCACTTTCGACTACAAACAAATCAGACAATCCGTTAGAAGTAACTAATTGCTCTCCATTAATAAATTTTGAAGGTACTAAAGTAGTTGTGAAAGATGGATAATCTTTTTTGTTAATGATAGTAGCTGTAGAATCTTGAACTGTTACTGCTATTCCAGTATTTGTTGTAAATTCCGTTAAACTCAGAACAACTTTATCATTAATGGATTGATTTTTAATGTAAGCAGATCCGTTAGGGTTGAAGACTTTGAAAAATTTATATCCATACTCTGAAGAGTTAAATCCGTCTCCATCAGTTCCAAACCTTTCAATTCCTTCAACAAAAACCAGATCCCCCTCTTCAAATGGTTGTGTAGTAAAGGTAGAAATTCCATTTATAATTGGAGTGGTTATTTCGCAAGTAAAGATTCCGGTATTTGATGATTCTACATTTACAATACTAATTCCATTACTATTATTAACTGAGAATACTTCAATTTTAGATGGTAATCCTTTGGGTGGAATTGTAACATCAACACGACTTATTGCAGATCCATTGATAATTGGAGTTAGAAGACCATTCTCAATTTCTTTTCGAGTATCAAAGTCAATGACAGTCAAAGATGGTGCTGTAGTGTATCCCTCCCCAGAATTAGTTACTGAAACTACTCCAACTTCATTTGAATTTGACAATATAATACTTGGAGATATTGCTGCTTCAGGTCTCAGGGTGGGGTCTGAAGGATACAGGTAATTATCATTTACGATTTCAATTTCATTAATATCTCCGATAATTTTAGAATTTGATACGACTTCCAATCCTTCTCCAGAGGAAGTTTGAGTTGGTGAAAGGAAAGGAAGTGACTTATATCCAGATCCAGAAGAAATAATGTCTAATTTCGAAACTCCACCAACAGCAGTTTTGGATTTTGTGGAATATTTAAGAGTATCACATTCTGTAGCAGTATAAGAAAGTTTTTCGGGTTTATCATTCAGATTAATCTTAAAAATAGTTGATGATGTTCCAACTACTCCAAAAACTTTATATGTATTATTATATTCACTTTCGACAACATTAATAGAAGAGTAATTTTCTACTTTATCATCAGATTTAATGACTGCACCATTTTTTTCTAAAGTATAATAGAGTTTTTCTGGAATAGTTGTGTCATACTTTAATACTCCAGTCGTATCATTTACACTAAAGACAGATGTATTGCCAGTAGATACAAATTCATTTTCAAAATTTTCATCAGTATAAATTTTTAACTTATATTGACTTATAGAGGAATCTGTAAGATCAAACTTAAGATCATTATTTTTGACCATTGGTATTGATGGATTTACCAATGAAAGTTTTTGATTTGATCCACCAGAAGAGGTAAGGTCTACTGTGGTAGGAGGAATATTCCTGCCGTCTAATAATGTTTCAGTTAATTTTATTTCGTTTCTGTTTATTTTGAAAATATAGAATAATTTATTATGAACAGCAGTATTTGTAGAGTCTTCATAAAGAACTCTGTCTCCAGTATTTAAACCGTGCTCAGAAATTGTAATTACATCAGTGCTTGTGTTGACAGCAGAGGATCCAAATTCAATTGGATTTACTAAAATCTTATCAATGTTTGAATTATAGATAAGATTTACTGATGTTGATGTTCCAATTCCTACAGTCAAGTTTGGTCTAACATCTAAAGATACTACATCTCCGTTTGAAATACCATGAGAAGTTGAAACTGATACCGTTGCAGTATTAAATTCAAAGTCTCCCAAAATTTGAGTATTTACTGTTTCTAGAGAATACTTATCTTCATTTGGTTTGGTTAGTCCAACGTATCCAGTAAAATATAATTCTGAAGAATTCAGAGTAGTTTTTATACCAATCAGATGAGGTCCTTTATTGACAATAAAGAAGTTTCCTCCATCTTGTAAAGTTTGAGCGTTATTGGCATCTCCATCTACAGAAACTCTTAATCCGATGCTACCTTGATTGTAAACAACTTTTTGATTGTGTTCAAATGGATGCTGATTATAATAAATTGATCTTGCAGGCAAGTCTCTGGTTAAAGTAGTATTTCCAAAATCAAACGTCACCGATGTCGATATTCCGGAAACGGTACCAAATCCAACGGATTCACTGGGATTGAAGAATATTTTTTTATTGATTTTAGAATCAAATTTATCTGAATTGGGTGTAGTAATAGTAAAACTATCTGGAAAGAATGATACTGCAGTTCCAACTGTATGGCTAGTTCCAACTAGACTTCTCTCAACTCTCAAAATATTGTCATTGGGAAATACTCCAAGAACACTGAGAGTTTCTGTTCCTATTCCGATGCTGCTGCCTATAGCAATATCATTTGGAATTGGAGAAACATAAATCTCTGTCGTAGCAGTAGAAGTTTTTACAGTTGATAGTGCAACAGCATTCGTTATAGACTTTACTGATATTTCAAAACTTCCATTCAAGTAACTTAAACTTGTAGAGAATCCTGATATTTTAATTGTATCAGAATTGTTGAAATTATGCTCAGGCAGAACGTAAACTTTAGTTGTATTTTTATCTACCCATTCAAATACATTATTAGTATATTGTGTAGAAACACTTTCAATTTTCTCTACTTTTTTGCCTTCAATTTGATCAACATCAACTAATAATCCAGATCCAACTCCATCAGAAGCAAAATTTATAATATCTCCAACTTTATATTTTTCTCCAGAATTATTGATTGATAAAGACTCTACAGAACCAGATAGTATAGATTCAATTTCCACATTCTGCTTAACAGCATCGTTAGATTCTGGAATATAATCATAATTTGCACCTTTCTCAGATACTTTATATGGTGCAGTATTTCTTAGTAAATTGCTATTTTTAAAGTTAAAAGTTTGATCTAAATTCTGATCATATTGTGATTTAGAATTATAACTATCGCCAATAAAATATGGAAATTGTGGTACATTTGTAGAATCTAAAGTTGCATGATAAACATATGTTCCATCGGGAAATTCTTCTGTTTTTTCGAATCTACCATTATGCTCATCTAAGTCTTGACCACCTTTAAAGGTATAATCTTCAACAAAGAATCCACTAGAAAATCCTACCGGCCTATCTGTTACTAAAGTTGTATCCAGAACATATCCAGATTTTAGAGTTATAATTGAAGAATCTAAATCTTCTGGATCCGAGTTTCCAAAAGGTCCATAAATCGGATGTCCATCAAAAGCCCATCCAATAATTCCTGATTTTGTTCCATCTTCTTTGAAGGAATCTCTCAAATTACTAAAATAATTAATGGCAGAATATTTTCCATTTAAAAGAGATTCTCCATTAGAAAAACGATCTTTAGAATCATCAATAGTAAGTTCTCTAACAGATGATCTCAGTAAAGCATTTTTTCCTGAAGGTGTTATTAAAATACTACTGTCAATTGATGAATATCCTATTCCAGAATTGACTACCTCAACACTAGAAATTGATCCATTACTAATAGTAGCTCTAAGTTCTGCTCCAGAGCCAGAACCACTAGAATCATCTAATGTCAATTCTGGAGTTGAATAGTATTCAATTCCTCCGTAATTGATATTTACTGAAACTAATTTTCCGTCATTAATTACTGGTGTTAATTCTGCTAATCTTCCATTCTCAATATTCAAAACCGGATTTAATTCTAAATTTAAAATAGTTGATCCATATCCAGTTCCTGATTCATATAAGTATAGATCAGTAATGCCACCTTTTACAACTGGTGTTGAGGTAATTGTTCTATTCTGAGTTGCAGTTCCAACTCCAGCAATAGTAAAATCTATAGAAACTGAAATATTTGGATAATTGAAATATTGATATCCAGATCCGGTATCGGTAAAAGTAACATAATTTTTTCTATCATAATTGGATGTATTAGTTCCACCAATTCCGGCATCGCACAATCTGAAGTTGTCTTTATTAGAAGTTAGAATGTAATATTGATTATTTTTGTTTAGTCCATTGATTGTTGAAGTTTCATAATCATAAGTTACTAACTCTCCATCTTTAAATCCATGATTTTTAAATTCAAATAAATTATTCTGTGTAGAAATTCCAGAAGAAGTTAAAGGCAATCTTCTATTCGTATATCCTTCTCCAGAATTTAATACCTTAACATGCGAAATTGTTTTCTTTAATTTTGATGTTGAAAACTTTTGAATTCCCGTTGATCCGGAAAAGAGTCCTACAGGATTAGATCCCTCTAATTGATCACTAACAGAATTAAAGATTCTAATCGTAGTATTGTTTATGACATCAACAAAATATGCACCAAAATTTGACAATGAGGAAGTTCCAGCACCAATAAGTATTTGAGAATTTCCATTAGAATCGTATATAATCTCTTCACCATTCACAAAATTGTGATCTGATGAGAAAGTAATCATATTTGTCGATGTATTAATACCTCCACCATTACTAGAAGATACTGCATTAAATGAAACACTTCTAGTTTTTCTTACTAAAACTGGTTCTATGGAAGCTCCAGTACCATTACCACCAGAAATATTAATTGATACAATTTTATCAATGTCAAAATCTTGAGGATCTACATATACTTCTTCAATACCACCACTAACTACGGGTTGAATTTTTGCTGCAGTACCAGAAGTGTTTGGTGAAGTTATGATAGGTGGGTTAATGACATCATATCCATCTCCTGCATTTAGAACTTCTACTGAAGATAATGGACCATAATAAATTTTATCATTAGATTTATAATTAGAAATCTCTACCCCATTAATTAACATTCCAACAGGTCCAGGAGATGTTGCTTCCCCATTTCCAAATTCGATATTTTTTTCTAATGGGAACTTTCTTAAAAGTTTTTGTGCACTAATTTTTCCGGATCTTTGGGGATACCAAGTAAAATTATGAGTTCCTACTCCAGAGTTTGGTATTTGAAACTCTTCAAATGAATTTGTTCCTACGGCAGATAGAGAATTAAATAATTTGAATTTTTTTGGATCGGACAAAACTTCAATATAATAAGATCCCGTATCCAATCCAACCAAAACGTCACTTACTGGAGAATACTCTACTCTGTCCCCAGTAAGAAAAGGAATATTATTTGATGCGATAAAGCTAGTATAGAATCCAGTATTAGTATCTAATTCAAAAGCAGATACTTGTATTTTTTTAAATTCTGCTCCAACATTATATTCATATTCAGTTGCAACACCTGCTTTAACTTCTGATGGTAGAGAGTTTGATGATACATAAACATATTCTTTATCATCTGCATATAAATTTGATATATCTGACAAAACTTTACCATCACCAAATTCTGCAGGGGCAGAATTAAGTGTGGAAGAAAATTTATTGACTTTTCTCCTCAAATCATAAAATTTTCCTGATTGCAGAGTTGGAGCATTCTCTAAAATAACTCTATTGTCGGTAAAATTTATACTTGATACAATAACTCTGGGGATGGATATTACATCTTCTGTTCCTCTATTTAAAACTTCTACTTCGTCACCAACTTTTAAACTGGATTCATTTATTGGTGCAGATAAAGTATAGGTAGTATCAGAAATTTCATATCTTACACTAGTGTTGTATATCCAAGAATTTGCAAAAATTTCTTTCTGACTAGTATTACTTCCTATTTTTTCTCCAAGATTTTTTACATAGATAATATCTTTTTCATCTACATTTACATTTTCACTTACTTGAGTAAGACCATTAATAACACCATAAAGTATTAATTCAACTTTCTTCGAAGTGTCTGCATCTTCATAAGAAAAATAAGTATTTGTGGATCTTACACTGTCAGATGATTTTATTTCACTATCAATTCCTTTACATCCAAAGAATTGATTAATACTCTTACCAGAGTATGTTATTGAATTAGTTCCAGAAACTATTGTTCCAGATTCTGGAAAACCAATTGTAGAGTCTACACTTACAACTGAGGATCCTATAGAAACTGTTTCCAGTGATCTTGTGTTTGATGTAATTTCAAAATTGCCAAAGACAGTTTCTTGTTCATTTGATCCTATAAACAATTCCAGTCTATAAAATGTTTTTCCATTTTTAGAAAATGGTTCAACATTAGAAATTGACGCATTAGTTTCAGAATCGTCAGACTTTATGAGTGTTTGTCCGATTAAATTTAGAGGATTGCCATTAAGAGCTTCTGCAACTACAATTTGTCTGCGAATATAGTTTGCCGTAGATGGCTTGATAACGTAGTTTTCAAGATTTATTACTTTCGGAGTTTCTCCAAATAATACTTTGAAAAGAATTTTGATTGATTCGTCAGTTCCTTTTGCCTCATAAAAATCTTTTGCTCTTTTGATGAAAGATCCTGCATTAATTTCTTCTGCAAAAGTTAACTCTTCAAATCCTGGAGTAAAAGTATATTTTAATTTCTTATAAAATTCTTTTAAAAATAATGAGCTTAAATTTTGTACGGGCGCACCATTACTATGAGATGCTGCAGTTGATGTGGAGAATACCAACTCCTCTTGATTTAAATCTTGATGAAAACTGGTAATTCCACTAAATCCACGAACACATCCAGTAAATGTAGTTGTCGTTTTTCCAGTATATGTAATTACTTCACTGTCAATTTTAAGAATTCCATATGAATTTGGAAATCCTTTTGTACTAGAAACATTGATAGTTGTATCGGATGCAGATACCGTCGAAGTCGTAGATGTACTGTCTACAACAACTTCGGGTGTTAAGTTATCAACCTTTAAATATTGATCAAGATTGTCTGCGAGGTCAATAGGACCACCTTGATACTCCTGTGATATGTAATATTGTTTTAAAAATTCCGCGGCATTTGGATTCTCATCCAAGATAAAACTTGGAAGTTGATTCTCTATAAGGTCCTGTACTTTTACCTTAGATTCAAATCCAGTCTGTATCATATTACTCTCTAATTAGACTTCCGTTAGAATAGCTTGATGTATAAAAATCTTTGACAAATCTGGTTCCAGATATTTCATCTCCAGATGCAATCACATCCCTAACCATATTTATGGTGCTTTTTCCAATACTTAAACTGACATACAAATCTCTAAGTCCAACAACATCATTAGACTCTGGAAATGCCTGAATCTCGATGACACCACTACTCAACGATGTTGATGTAATGTTTAAAGTATTCAATAATATTTCTCCTTTCACATAATCTACAGTTCCTGCAGACTTAATAATAATCCTTTCTTTATCATTAACTCTCTTGACAACAGATATTGTTCCAGTCAACATGTCTTCATTTGGAACATCTGTAAAGTAAACCGTATCAGATTCACCAGAAATCTTGAATCCAGTAGATTTGATATTATATCCTTTGGCATTGACATGGAATTGATTTCCATAACATAATTCATATTGTGCAAACTTATTCAATTCGGGTTTTAAATCTCTTCTTATGATTACCTTAGTAATGTTAGAGGTAATTGCAGTATCAGTATTATCGATAACTTGCTGAATCTTACTGTACTTAATTCTTCCACCAAACTTATTCAGGTCTAATGACTTAGAATACTGTGTCAAAGAATTTGTTACTCTAGTCTTTAATGTATCTGGACTTGATGTTTGTGAGTTATTAAAGTAAACTGCACTATTAAGTTCAACATAAAGAATTTTAAGATCTACTAATTTCTGATTAATACCAGAGACACTATATTTTTTCAGTTCTGATAGTATAATAGACTTATTAAAATCAGAAACAAACGATCCATTCTTTGGTTTAATACTGACTTGAACAGTTCCGAACTGAGGTGGATCTAATTCTTCTCCACCAACAATTGAAACCGACTCAGTATCTGGATAAATTCTTTTTATAATGGCTTCATAGTCTCTTGACGTTACTGCTCTATACTGAGAGGAGTAGAGTTTGGGAGCATAGTATTTGATAGAATCCAGTGATTCAATATCTGAACCATTTTGTGATGGTTGATTCGTTGTTACGGTAATTATGCCCGGATTAATGACTTGAGTATTCTCAGTCTCTAATGTACCGGAGAATGAGAAGTTTGTTGCGCCATTACCATCTTTTCCACTAGTAACAATGTATTTTGCATTAATGTAGGTTCCATCACCATCCGAACCTAATTTCTTGCCAATCAATCCATCACCAAATATCAATTCATATCTTTCGTCCTGAACTTCTTGTAAGAAGTAAATTCTAGAATCCTTATCTACATCGAAAATATTTTCAGAAAGTTCATATTCTACTCCCTTTATAAGTTCAGAGGCAGTAGTCTTGATAAAAACTGAAAGTGTTGAAGTATCAATAAACGCATTGTTTAAAATAAATCTCTGATCAAGAGATCCATCGTAATTAAAGGTTTTTGAGAGTAATGAACCCTCATAAACCGTGATATTCGAGAACTGAGCCTTTGCGGTCGTCGTGTCTACAGGTGCCGTTATATCGTCTACAATCGAGAAAGTATAGGAAGAGTCACTAGACCTACCAACACACACTACACCTGCCTTCAGGGTCAACGTAGAGGTCGTTGGGGCACCGTTACCGTCCACTGGTGCCGTTGCTTCAAAACTTATTACTGCTTTTGCCGATGTGGTTGAACGTGGGACATATCCAATGTTCCTTGCAAGAGATACTACGTTCTCTCTAAGTGTTGCAGAGTCTAAAAAAGACTCATTCACAATCATATTAGAGTTAAATGCCGTAATATAGGTGTTGTATGCTAAAGTGTCTATCAACACCGAAAAATTAGACCCCTCAAAGTCAAAATCCGTGAAAGTTGAATTTGCACGGAGATAATCTTTGATAGAAGTCTTTATCTGATCAAAATCTAGATTAGAGTATTTTGTAAAAGGCATATTATCTCGTTGCCTCTAGGAGGAATGAATATTCTTGCGTTGGAAACTCTTGTCCTATGATGTCAAACGTCACAGTTACGTTAAAAGTGTTCTCATCTGGCCTAGGTTCTACGTCTACAACCAAATTTTCCACTCTTTCTTCGAAATTTGTCACTGCAACTTCAATTTGATCCTGAATTGTGGATGCAGTACCGTAATCAACGAACTCAAATAAGCTAGATCTTACGTCAGATCCCAACAAAGAGTTGAAAAACCTCTCTGTTGGGATAGTTTCGACTATATTTCTCACAGAACGACGAATTGCGTTCTCATTTTTCAGTATTTGTAGGTCTTTTGTCACAGGATGGGGCTCAAAAGACAAACTAATGTCCTTAAATGCCCGTGATATCCTCTGATTTGCCATTTTTCAAGAGTTTTCTTAATTTATTTATACCCTCACTCTTGAAGATTTTGTTTTTTTCCGTCTAAATCGTCATGCATAATCTCCTGAATCACTCTTTCTTCAGGATCGTTCGTTTCTTTTGGCAATGACCAGTAATCTGACGTTAAACTTGTCGTTCCCCACATAGATTTCATGTAATCTGTGTTTCTATCGACGGGTGAATTGCCCATTTTTGCTCCTGTTTGTAAAAAACAGAACTTTTTGAGGGGTTGCTATCCCTATTTTTATTTATTTTTACTGTTTTCGGGTAAAAATTCTGGCAAATT